GGCGCAACTATCTGGTCTAACACATGGCCAGGTGCGGGTGCTGATACCAACTACCCTGTTAAGGCTTTCGTTTATGACGATCCTATGCAGACGTTCACAATTGCTACATCTAACGTAGTTGCTGCGGCAAACACTGAAGCGGAAATTCGCGCAGCAGTATTTGCTAACATTGCACTTGCGGGTGGTAATAGTGGTAGTGATACTACAGGTATCTCTTCAGCAACTGCTGACCTAAACACAATCGCTGCCACTGCATCGTTATCTCTAAGAATCATGGGTGTTCAAGAAGACCCTGATAATTCAGATTTCACTGTAGCTGGTATTCCATTAATCGTTCGCTTAAACAACCATTTCAATGCTCCAAACGGAAGTATTGCACAGGGTACTGTTTCTGTGACTGGCGTATAAGGGGGCTAACAGATGGCTATATCACGCGCACAACTAGCGAAAGAGCTAGAACCCGGTCTCAACGCCTTGTTTGGCATGGAGTACAATCGGTACGAAAACCAACATTCAGAAATCTTCACTACTGAATCTTCAGACCGTGCGTTTGAAGAAGAAGTAATGTTGGCTGGATTTGGTGCGGCACCTACTAAGTCAGAAGGTTCTGCAATTAACTTCGACGACGCTAACGAAGCATTCACTGCTCGTTACAACCACGAAACTGTTGCACTTGCATTCTCAATCACTGAGGAAGCAATTGAGGACAACTTGTACGACCGTTTAGGCAGTCGTTACACACGCGCCCTCGCAAGATCAATGGCTCACTCTAAGCAGGTTAAAGCTGCCGCTGTATTGAACAATGCGTTCACAGGTGGTGCTTCTGCTGGTGGTGACGGTGTTGCTCTTTGTGCAACTAACCACCCGTTAACAAACGGTGGAACACTAGCTAACACTCCTGCTGTAGCTGCTGATTTGAACGAAACTTCTTTAGAAGACGCTCTAATCAACATCGCAGGGTTTGTTGACGAACGTGGTCTAAAGGTTGCTTTACGTGGAACTAAGTTAATGATCCCACGTCAATTGCAATTCGTTGCAGAACGTTTGATGGTATCTAACCTACGTGTAGGTACTGCGGACAATGACACAAACGCAATGCGTTCAATGGGAATGTTACCAGAAGGTTATGCAGTCAACGACTTCCTAACTGACCCTGATGCATTCTTCATCAAAACAGACGCGCCTCGCGGCTTTGTTCACTTTGAAAGAACTCCGCTATCCACTAACATGGAAGCAGACTTTGACACAGGTAACATGCGCTTTAAGGCTCGTGAGCGTTACAGCTTTGGATTCTCAGATCCACGTTGTGTATTTGGTTCACCAGGTGCATAAGCTGTAAATTACAGTTTTTGTGAGGGGCTGCTTCGGTAGCCCCTTTCTTTTTGGTTTAATGTGTTGTATTGTTTTTGTAATGGGCATCATATTAGCTTTGTAGACAGGTATCCGCCCGCCTGACGTTGCATAGACTACAAGGCAAATCCTTATGCAAAGGGTACTAAAATGGCATCGACTACATTTTCAGGTCCAGTGACTTCAACTGCTGGCTTTATTGGCGACATCGTCGTCCCAACTTACACCGTAGCAAACGCACCTTCAGCATCAGCCGCTGGCGCAGGTACTGTTGTATTTGTTTCAAACGGCGCAGCAGGTTCTGCAATATTGGCTTTCTCTGACGGAACAAACTGGAAGCGTTCTGACACTGGTGGCACAATAGCGGCATCATAAGGGGTGAGTCATGAGTAGATTCGCACCCCCAACCGAAGAAGAACTAGCGGCTCGAGGAATTGGAACCGCTAAAGTTCGCGCACGAAATGAGAACGGTACGCTCAAAGCGGATGATCCTTCTACACCTAATGTCAATGAGGCATGGGAAGAGAAGCCTGCAAAGAAACGTGGACGTCCTCCGAAAAAAAAGGATTAACATATGTCAGGTCCAGTAACCGCATATAATTGGGTTCAAGGCACAACCGCCGCAATTGTCGGTCCAAGTCGTTCCCGTTTGCGTCAGATAGTTATTTTTGCCGCTGCCGCTGGGGAGTTTACTCTCAAGGACGGAAGCGCAAGCGGAGACGTTTTGTTGACACAGAAGTTCCCTACGGGGCATCATGTAATGAATATCCCTGATAATGGGATTATATTTAAAGATGGTGTTTTTGTAGCGGCATTTACCGGTTCGACTAACCAACTAACAATCTTCTTGTCTTAGGGGAGTAGTATGGCTGGTAATGAGGTAACATCGTTTTACTCTCAAACCTCGGCAGCGTTGGTTTCTCGACGCTGTCGTCTGCAAGCTCTTGTTTTAACATATGAATCTGGAGCTACAGGTCACGTTGTACTTTATGATAACGAGTCCGAAGCTTCTGGGAAAGTATTGCTTAGAGTTGATGAGACATCTCAAGGGATGGATGAGGTGTATATCCCTGGAGACGGCATCTTAGCTAAAAAAGGTGTTTATGCGTCTATACCAGATAACACAACAATTTCAGTATTTGTGGAGTAAACATGGCAAAGATTGATAAATCCAAGATGAAATGCAACAAGCCTAGGCGTCAGGTTTCTGGGGGTAAGAAGTTTGTTGTAAAGGCTTGCGATAAAGGCAAGGAGAAGGTTATCAGGTTTGGTGACGCCAATATGAAGATTAAAAAATCTAACCCCAAGCGTCGTAAGTCATTCCGTGCAAGACACGGATGTGACACGAAAAGACTAGATAAACTAACGGCCAGGTATTGGTCGTGTAAGATGTGGTGATGCGTATGGATCAAAAAGTTATTGGAAGTGTCGTGGTAGCGGCAATAATTGGATCTATTGGTTTCGTATCAAAAGAGTGGACAAGTTGGACGTCTAGCACGTTGATTGACTTGAACACTAGAACTGCTGTGATGGAAGCAGAAATCCGTAACACTAATGCTATGGTGTCTTTGAACAATGATATGTTGAAGTACCTGGTGAGCAATTCACGAAAGGCCAATTTAAATGATAAGCCGTGGTCAGATGTCGTTTCAAATCTCACGATCGCCGGAGAGGAGGGCTAATGTCAAAAAAAACAAAGACAAAAAAAGACGCTTGTTATCGCAAAGTCAAAGCCCGATACAAGGTATGGCCAAGCGCCTACGCAAGCGGAGCACTCTCGAAGTGTCGCAAGGTAGGGGCGGCCAACTGGGGAAACTCTACTAAGAAAGCGGCAACAGGTGGACTAATGACTTCAGTGGATAATCCTAAACGCCCTGCAAGGAACAGATACCGTGGTGGAGGCATCATAGCTTCTGGTTGTGGTTGCGTTGAAGAAACAAGACGTAAGAGTACGAGGACTTATTGATGGCAAAAGAAAATTCTTTACGCAAATGGTTTTCTCAAAACGACGGAAAGGGTTGGGTTGACTGTAAGACAGGCAAACCTTGTGGCCGTCAAAAGGGAGAGAAGCGTAAGGGGTATCCTGCATGTAGGCCGACGATGGCTCAGTGTACATCTGCTGCTAAGAAGAAGAAGTCTTCTAAACGAATTAAATGGAAAGCTAGCCGTGGTGGTCTAGCAAGAGTATTTTGATAACCGAAAGGATTATGCTATGAAAGATTTAAGTGGCGACGGTAAAATCACTAAGAAAGACGTTCTTATTGGCCGCGGTGTAATAAAAAAGAAAAATGGCGGCATGGTCAAGAAGGGCTACATGAGCGGCGGTAAAGTTAAAAAAGGCTATATGGGCGGAGGCTGTGTAATGGCAGGCCGCGGTGGCAAATATAAAGGAGCGATGTAATGCCTAAAGGTGGATCTACACGAGCGAAAGCTGACGTTAAAAACATTGATAAAGAAGTGGCCTCACTACAGTCTAGCCGTTTTTTAAATAAAGAAGATCCTTTATTGCCGACCGCGGGAGGAAAATACATTAGAAAAAAAATGGATTCTCTAAGTCTAAAAGGAGAAAACCTTGCTCGTAAGGTTCAAGGCAAAGAGACTCGTGCTGAACTTTTAGCTCGACGAAAGAAAGCTCAGTCAGCCTCTGAAACATCAGATGATCTTAAAAAAAACGTAAAGATAAAAAAGGCTTTTAAAAAAGCAATAGATAAGTCTAAAGAAATTGATAGAGAAAACGCAAGTTTTGGCGGCAAAAGATTTATGAATGGCGGCTGTGTAATGGCAGGACGTGGCGTTAGAAAAACAAAGATGGGTTAATTAAATGGCAACATCAGGAACCAGAGACTTTAACCTCGATATCTCAGAGATAATTGAGGAAGCATACGAGAGGTGTGGACTAGAGGTTCGCACGGGCTACGATGCCAAAACAGCACGTCGTTCTCTGAACTTGATGTTTGCTGAATGGGCTAACCGTGGTTTAAACCTGTGGACAGTGAAATCT